TTGTCAAGGTATGAACGAGGTGTTAATAAAATAGATGTCAGTGTTGTATTTAAGATCATAAATATATTTCATGTGTCTTATGAATATCTGTTTCCTGAAACTCAGAATGATTATACAGAATCAGTAAAAAGCTCCTTTGTATATATGGAGCCTTTAGCAATCTAATTACGCCAAAAATATAATCATAAATGTTATTCATTACTAAAAAATAATGAATATCATTCTTATTGAAACGTGAGAATACACCATAAAGTCAGCTTAACATATTGTGAGCTGGTTTTAGTTTGTATAAAGATATTACCCGGTGTTTCAGTCTGTACGAAAAATATAACTGCATAAAAACAGGGTATATCGCAGTGCCATGGTTGACACTGTAATATCAGGCGGGAAAGGCATTGTTTTATCTGCCGGAAATTTCCTGCTGTTCCTCTGATGTATCACCGATATTGAGATGACAGTAATGGCTACTGTGGAACAGTGAATAGATCGTACAAACACATTTTTTATGCGAAAGTATCTCATTGGTTAATAACTTGATGAGGTTATGATGCAGATAAAGTCAGTTTTTATGTTTTTGGGTATGTTTCTGCTTAATGGATGCAGTGTCAAAGTGCCCAAAGATATAACCCCGGTTAAACCTTTTGATTTATCTCATTACTTAGGTGACTGGTATGAAATTGCCAGGATAGATAATCGTTTTGAAAAAGGCTTAAGCAAAGTTACAGCTAACTATTCTCTTCGTGATGATGGTGGTGTGAAGGTTATCAACAGGGGCTGGGATGCGAGTAACAATAAATGGAAAGAGAGTACCGGAAAGGCCTATTTTGTTAACTCAGCCGATACAGGCGCGTTAAAGGTATCTTTCTTCGGACCTTTCTATGGAGGTTACAATATTATTAAGCTTGATGATAACTATCAGTACTCATTGGTTGTTGGCCCCGATAAAGATTACCTGTGGGTGTTATCACGTACGCCAGCTATGCCGCCAGAGCTGTTAAATGAGTATCTCAGCTTTGCTGGTGAACATGGTTTTGACAGAGAAAGAATACTTATATTTCAATAAGATTATATTCCGGTTTATTCCCGGGATACTGAATGGACTGAATATTAAATATTTCAGCAAATAAAACACAACAACCCGCTCCGGCGGGTTTTTTATTACCTGCGAGCTGCCAATCTCCTCTGCCACATTAGCCATGACCAGTGCCACTCCTCACAGCGGGCGTGTGGACATCCAGAATAATCGGTAACACCGGGATAAAGACACCCTCATATGCGGCGACACCTGCCGTGGTGGAAGAAATGGTGAACATCAATCAACTGAGGTGGACATGACTGAAAAATACGAAGCCACAGCAACCAAAAAGGACGGTACGACATATCACGGACTGACGACAACGAAAGAGCCCCGCATTACTAACGGACTGATTGGTATTTCTGGTCTGGATGGCTCATGGACATATACCGCACCGGATGAAATCAGCGACATCAGATACATTCCGGTGGTTGAGGAAAAGAGCAAGGAATAATTATGGCACTCACAGATAAACAGGAAATGTTTTGTCGTGAGTACCTCGTAGATTTGAACGCTACACAGGCGGCTATTCGTGCGGGGTACAGTGATAAAACTGCGCGAAGTGTCGGGAATGAAAACCTGACAAAACCTGACATCGAAAAACGGATTCAGGAACTGATGCGCAGCCGCAGTGAGCAACTTAAGGTTGATGCTGAATATGTGCTGAGGCGCCTGGTTGAAATAGACCAGATGGATGTTCTCGACATTATGACCGATGACATGAGTATAAGGCCGGTTTCTGACTGGCCTGCATCATGGCGGCGCTACCTGAGCGGCTTCGACCTTGCGGATATGTTTGAGGGCCGCGGTGAAGATCGGGAAATGGTCGGCATCCTAAAAAAAATCAAATGGCCTGACAAGGTGAAGAACCTTGAATTGCTCGGTAAGCACATATCTGTCCAGGCATTCCGAGAGCAGGTTAAAAGCGAGCATGATGTTGTCGGCACTCTCTCTGACCTGATGGACGAACTATCGAGTAAATAACATGAAGCCAGAGCATTTAGCGTTACTGCGTAATAAGCAATGGCGTCTGAATAATCTGTACTGGATCACCGATAAAGAAGGTCATCCGTTTCGCTTCAAAATGACGCCTGAGCAAACAGAATATTTCGAAGGCATCCACAACCGCAATATCATTCTGAAAGCCCGTCAGCTTGGATTCACGACTGAGGTCTGCATTATCCAGCTTGACGCGGCCATATTTGAATCAGCTAAGTGCGCACTGATAGCGCACACCTTACCGGACGCAAAACGCCTGTTCAGGGAGAAGATAAAGTACGCCTACGAGCGACTTCCGGATGAAATCAAAGCGGCCAATCCTGCGAGCAATGACTCTGCCGGTGAGCTGGTATTCAGCAAAGGCGGCTCGGTGACCGTGTCGGTATCGTTTCGTGGCGGCACGCTGCGTTACCTGCATGTATCGGAGTTCGGAAAGATATGCGCCAGGCAGCCGGAAAAGGCCCGTGAGATTGTCACAGGTGCGTTTGAGGCAGTATCAACGGAATGTTTCACTACGATTGAAAGCACGGCAGAGGGTCGGGCTGGTTATTTCTTCGATTATTGCCAACTGGCTGAAAAAGCGCAGATGCAGGGCAAATTATTATCTCCGCTGGACTGGAAGTTTTTCTTCTTCTCCTGGTGGAAGAATCCGCAGTACGCAATCGACCCTGTTGAGCAACTTCCGCAACGCCTGTCTGATTATTTTGCTGAGCTATCCGGCAAGTACGGAATTACGCTCAACGACCGGCAGAAAGCCTGGTACTACGCCAAAGAAAAAACACTCGGCGACGATATGAAGAGGGAATACCCGTCAATATCTTCAGAAGCATTTCAGCAGTCTGTGGATGGTGCGTATTACGCCAAGCAATTCCGCTGGCTGTACGAGAATAAACGCATTGGCGAAATCCCTGATAACTCACATCTGCCGGTGCATACGTACTGGGATATCGGTGTGGGTGACTCCACTTCAATCTGGTTTGTGCGTGAAGTCGGTGAAGAATTTCACATCATCGATCACTACTCAAACAGCGGTGAGGGTCTGCGGCACTACATGAAAGTACTGAAAGACAAAGGCTATGAATATGCCAGCCACAACGGGCCGCATGATATCGACAACCGCGAGTTCGGTTCAGACGCGAAATCACGCCGGGAACTGGCACAGGAAGGGTACGAAATTGACGGGCAAACCTACTCCATCCGCTTTGAGGTGGTGCCGAAGCTATCCGTTGATGAGGGTATTGAGGCAGTGCGCGAAATCCTGCCGCTCTGTGTATTCGATGAGAACAAGTGTGGCGAAGGCATTACCCACCTTGAGGCGTACCGGAAAGAATGGGATGACAAACGCGGGTGCTGGAAAGATAAACCACTTCACGACTACACATCACACGATGCTGACGGATTCCGTTATTTTGCGGTCAGTCGCCGCAACGCCAAACGTCTGACAAAGTCTCTGACATTCAACTGGAACTGACATGAATACAAACGTGGATTACAAACATCCGGCATACACCGAATTTTTACCGGAATGGAATATGATCGGGGACTGCGTTGACGGTGAGCGCGTAGTGAAAAGCCGCGGTGAAAAGTACCTGCCGCACCCCGCAGATAAAAAGCGGGATGACGATGATGGTGAGCGATACAAAAAATATCTTCTCCGTGCTTCGTTTCTGAATGCAACCGGACGAACATTAAGCGGATTACTCGGTATTGCATTCAGTCAGCCGGTAAAAATCAGTATATCGGGTGGAACAAAGAGTCTTGAAGCTGATATTGATGGTCAGGGGCAACCATTGACTCAGATGATCCGCGATGCATTGTCTCAGGTATTGCAGCGTGGCCGTGCCGGACTGCTCAGTGATTTCAGTGGGGCAGGTATCCAGACTGAGGCAGACAAAGGCAGACCATACGTCCGGTTGTTTACGGCGAAGGAGATTATCAACTGGCGGGTCACCGGCGGGAAAACATCACTAGTTGTTGTGAAATATCAGGAACCGGTTGAGTCTGATGATTTTGAACTGCAAATGCAGGACCGCTGGATTGAGTTACGTCTGATCGACGGGTTGGCACACTCAAGGCGGTGGCAGAAGGACAGTGAAATCAGCTCTGGCGAGTGGATAAAATTTACTGATGCGCAGGGAAAGCCGCTTTCTGAGTTGCCATGGTCGTGGATTGGGTCAAAAAACAATGACCATACTCCTGATGCGCCACCACTGGCTGACATAGCTTATATGAATATAAAGCATTACCAGATTGAGGCAGATATTGCAGAGTCAGCACACACTATCGGTCAGCCGATGGTTGCGCTGTCAGGCCTGACAGATGACTGGGTGAAAAACCACATGTCAGGCGGGTTCACAGTCGGTTCCCGCAAAGGAGTGTTGTTGCCTCAGGGTGGCGATATGAAGTTTGCACAGCCGGAAGAACGCACCATGCAGATTATTGTGGCAGAGCGCCGGGAAAAGCAGATGGCAATGCTGGGAGCAAAGCTGGTTGAGCGAGGTTCATCGGCGAGAACAGCAACACAGGCACTGGATGAAGCACAGACGGATAACTCTGTTTTATCGTTGAGCGCCGGTAATGTTGAGCAGGCTTTTAATCGTGCGCTGGCTTTCTGTATTCAGTTTGCCGGAACTGGAGAAGCTTCTGTTGAACTCAATAAGACATACGAGATTGCGCAGTTTGATTCGGCAGCAATTACTGCACTTCTGGCATCTGTGCAGTCCGGCAATATGCGGATTGTAGATTTTATCCGGTACATGCAGGGGGCGAACCTTGTCCCGCAGGATGAGAAACCGGAGGATGTAGCTGAAGAGCTGGAGTTGATCAGAGGTACAAATATGCTGGGAGTATAAAATATGCGGCCGGGTCTCATTTTTGATAATGCACTGATGATTCAGATTATGCTGGAAAGGCTCAAGTCATCAACTGCTGACACACGTGAACTGGTGTCAGATATTCGCGCTGCTGTAGCATCTGCATTATCCGGATATTCCGGTAGTGTTTCCTCAGTCAGCAGAGCGAAATCAATTGCGCTGGCGCTGAGAAAAACGCTGAAGCCAGTTCTTTCCGGTTATTCTGACAGGTTACTTGATGACATTATCAACGCCGCTGTTGTGATGGCAGACGCTGAATATCACGGGTTTAACTCACTGGTAAAAAACGTTAATCCGGCTGATACTGACAAGGTGCGCAGAGATGTGCAAAACATACCGCTCTCTCTGACGGGATGGAACAGCTCCCTGTTTCTCGCCAAATTCATTGAGTCGTGGGCCGATACAGCCATGCAGCAGATAGAGAATCAGGTGGTGATATCGTTGTCGTCAGGCGGGAGTGTGGCTGGTCTGCAATCAGCGATTAACGGAACTTCAGCGGAACCGCTGATAATCGCAGCGGCAGTGGTTGGCAGGGTGGTCAGGGGATTTCAGACTGTTGCCAGAACGACATTACAACATGCTCACAGTGTGGCGGCGACGGATTTCTATAAAGAGAATTCTGACCTGATTAAGTATGAGGAATTCAGTGCAATACTGGATAACAAAACATCGGCAGTGTGCCGTTCTCTGTCCGGCCGCCGTTATCCGCTTGGTAAAGGACCGAGACCTCCGCTTCACCCTAACTGCCGTAGTCGCTTGCTCCCGGTGCTTGATGAAAAATATGCAGACTTGTTTGTCACAGAGCCGGTCGGTAATTCTGAATGGGGCGAAGAAACTTATTACGAGTGGCTTTACCGCCAGCCAGCGAACAGGCAGAACATTGTGCTTGGTAAGACCAGGGCACAGTTATTCCGTGACGGCGGGTTATCACCGGAACGATTCGCAAAATTACAACTCGATAAATACTTCAGACCAATAACACTGAAGGAACTTCAGAAAATCATACCCGATGCCTTCAGAAAGGCCGATATCGAACTCAAATGACCCGCTCCGGCGGGTTTTTTATTACCTGTAGTCAGTGACTACACCATCAAAACCAGAGGTTGACGATGTTTAAGTGGAAATTAACCAAAGAAGAATTTGACGTGCTGACTGAAGAGCATAAGGCCATGTACAAAGAAGCCGGTGACGGATACCAAATCCAGATTGACGGCATGCCTGACATCCCGGATGTGTCCGGTCTTCAGAAGAAAGTCGATGAACTGTTATCTGAGAAGAAATCAGAACAGGAAAAGCGCCGTCAGGCTGAAGAAGCCGCAAAGAAAGCTGCAGAAGAACAGGCCCGTAAAAACGGTGATATCGAATCACTGGAAAAGAGCTGGGCTGAAAAACTCAGCACCCGCGAAAAAGAGTTACTGACACAGTTACAGGAAAAAGATGCCAGCCTGCAAAAACTTTTGGTTGATAACGTCGCGCAGTCGCTGGCGACAAAACTTGCGGGTGACAGTGCCGCGCTGATTGTGCCGCATATCAAATCACGCCTTGCCGTTGAAGATGGTAAAACCCGCGTGGTGGACGCAACTGGGCAACTATCAGCTCTGACTATCGATGAGCTGGAAAAAGAATTCAGAAATAATCAGTTATTTGCGCCGGTCATTATCGGCAGTAAGGCAACCGGAACCAGGGGTGACGGAGGCAAAGACAAATCACCTGCCGGAGGCAGTGATAAACCCAAAAGTGTGAATCCATTGGTGGATCGCGCACGTGAAATCATTGCAAAAAATACAGAGGCATAAGATTTATGACATTGCATATTTTTCAGCACCAGGTATCTCTGGCAGCGACAGAGTTGGTGGCTCAGGCAGTACAGCAGTTTAATGAAGCATCCGGCGGTGCGCTGGTTTTCGGTGATGGTGACCATATTGGTGATTACATCGAGCAGACATCATGGCAGTTACTTGGTGGTCTGGCACAGCGTCGTAATGCATACGGATCAGGTAATCTTACACCGCAGGAGTTAGGGCAAATTCTCGACCGGATGATTAAGGTCGATGGTCGTATCGGGCCGGTATCTGTCACTCCGACGATGATGAAGCGCCTGGGTAAAGACGTAGCAGAAGCGGCAGCGGTAGTATCTGCGCAGGCTGCAGAAGCGATGCTTCAGGATTATCTGAACACTGCCGGTGCGGCACTGAAAGCAGCAATCTCCGGCAACGCTGCGGCAGTTACTGATCTGACAGCAGCAGGAAGCGCACCATCACTGCGCGGGTTAAACAAAGGCACCCGTCCGTTTGGTGATGCGTATTCCCGTATTATCGCCTGGCTGATGGACGGTGCAACGTTCAATGACTTTATGGACGAAACACTAACCAACTCCAGTAACCTGTTCCAGATTGGTAACGTGGCCATCAAGCAGGACGGATTCGGGCGTCGTTTTGTAATTTCTGATATTCCGTCTCTGTCTGAAGGTAATAAGCAGCATTCACTCGGTCTGGTTACCGGTGCAGCGGCTGTACAGACCTCACCGCTGATCATGAAAGCGCAGGACGTTCTCGGACAGGAAAACATTAAGGCTCTGATGCAGGGGGAATATGATTTCACCATCGGTTTGCGTGGTTATCAGTGGGCGAAGGACAGTATCAAGTCACCGACTAACGAACAGGTAGCCGCAACTGATAACTGGAAACAAATTGCTGCAAGCATCAAAGACACTGCCGGGGTTATGGTGACATTCGGTAAAGATGCTGATGCAGGCGGTAAGGCTGCTAAATCTGCGAAGTAATCGCAGTAATAATCCGGAGGTGATATGGCAGTACAAATCAGTCCGGAGCAGATAGGCGAGCAACTGGAAATGATGGGGTTTGAGGCTCCTGATTTTGCGGTTGCCGCCGCATTATCTGTAGTGGACAGCATTGACGGATGCCTTGATAAGGCAGGGTATACAGATGCGGTGATGACGCTTATCAAGGTGTATTCCGTCATCCTCATCCTGTCTGCGGCTGATGTCCGTAAAATTGCATCAGAACATGCACCGTCCGGTGCTTCAGTTTCGTACCAGTATTTTGCTGACGGCAGAAAATCGTTGCTGAAATTGTTATCCGCACTGGATACCGCCGGATGCACAGATAACCTGCCTATTGACCGGCCGGTCGGCATTATTCAGTTTGACGTGAACCGGGGGTGATATGGGTAAAATCCTTCGCCGGTTCTGCAAGGGATGGGCAACTATCTGGAAGATTGAAGGCAAAGACAGTTACGGCAAGGCGAAATTTTCAGAGCCTATTCATATCCGGTGTGACTACGGAAGCAGGATGAGTGACGGAACAAAAACGGTAGGCACTGAAATTGTTATCAAAAATGTCATCTGGACGGAATACAGCGAAGCCACACAGGATGATTACATCGCTATCGGCAAGCATGACGGACAAGATCCGTTCGTGGTCGGAGCCAGCAGAATCAAAGCCGTTGACCGTGACCGCGATATTAACGGCGGCAAAGATGACTACACTCTAACAACGGCGGTGTGACATGGGAGCAAAAGTAATCGGTATTAACCGTGTTGTTGCTGACTTTAATGCGCTGGTCGGTAATATCACGTCAAAGAAAGTCAGCAGGGCCATGCATCGTGCGCTGGATATCGGTGGCAGACAGGCTGCGGTATACACACCGATTGATACAAAGACACTGATCAACTCTCAGTTCCGTGATGTGGAGGTGAAAGGAACGTTGTTTACCGGGCGTGTGGGTTACTCAGCATCCTATGCTGTTTTCGTTCACGACCCGAATGTGAAGCAGAGCTTCCGCAGACCGACAGCGAAGAAAGAATTCCTCACTAAAGGCTTTGAGGAAACACAGCAGATGATTGACCAGGCTGTCGCGGAGGAAATGCGCATATGACCACCATCGAGCAGGTTAAGCGTTATTTTTCCGAGTCAGGGCTGTCTGACGGTTTTATCATTCAGGACTATGAATGGTCAGAATCCGGCGGACACGACCTGGATGCGTACATGGTTTTTCAGCAGCGGGACGGAACCGGAAGAATCAATGATCTTGGTGGTGACGATTTTTTCACTGTGTCGTTAATTTCAGGTAAGAATTGGGTGGAGTTTGTCGCTCAGAGAGCCTATGAAATACTTGATTATGTCAGGTGCCATGCTCAGTCTCATGGCTTGAATTTCATTATCAATATTTCCGGGTTCGTGAATCCGGTTCAGACGGCAGAGGGGAGGTATTGGATTCCCCTGACCTTCCGCTGCACATCATAAACAAACACACTTCAAACAGGTCGCTTCGGCGGCCTTTTTTATTTGCAAATAAAGAGGTTACAACATGGCACAATGCCCTGATGATAAAGGCCTGGTGATGGGTAATGCGGGAATACTCCGCATCGCGTCCGGTTGCCCCGGTACGGCTCCTGAACAGTCTGCGTTTCTGCGTCTCGGCGCACTGACCAGCAAAAGCGTGGATTACGGAACTGAAACAGTTACATCCAAGGCTGATGACACGAAAGGCCTGACTGAGGCCATCGTGACCGGTCTGGATTTAACCATTAAGTTTGATGGTGAACTGAAGCGCAAAGGTGCTGATGGTTCCACGTCTGCTTTTGATATCGCCAAAGAAATCCTTGCTGAAGTCAAGGCCAGCCGTCAGCCGTCATATTGGGTGCAGCTTGACATGAAAGGCGATGGTAGTGATGTGATTCAGAGTTACATGAACTTCACATCATGGTCTATGGAGTTCCCGACCAAAGAAATCTCCACGTATTCCGGTGAACTGAAAGTCGCAGACGCTGACAGCTTTGAATGGCTGCAGGAAGAAATTGTGGTTCAGAGCATCGCAGCCAGCCCCGCGACACTGACTGTGAAAGCCGGTGAAACTGCAACATTCACGGTCGGATTTAATCCGGTTGACGCGACAAACAAAAATTACGAAGTGGTCAGCGATAAGCCTAACTTCGCTACCGTCAGTAAGCTACTGAATGTTGTCACTGTCACCGGTGTCGCCGCCGGTACCGCGAATATTACAGTCACATCGGAAGATGGCAGTAAGACGGCGAAATGTGTCGTTACAGTCACTGCGGCCTAAATATTACAAAGGGTATCTCCGGGTGCCCTTGATAATGTTCAGGAGGATATATGACACCGCGTTTAGAATACGGCGAGATGGTGATATCCACTGCCGAAAATGATTACCTGTTCCGCCCGTCGCTGGATGCCATGACGCGAATCGGTGAGCCTAAAGAGATTGTGAGTGCGTTTACGCAATTAAATGGCGCTGAGGTACAACAAATTATAGCGTCTGCTGTAGACGCTTACGGAGTGGTTCCTGAATGGCTGATTGCACTGTTAAATAAACCGGTTTACGGGCGCAGCATTTTATCGACAGCAATGGACGTGATGCAGGCATGTTGTAACGATGACTGTTCTGAGGTTATCGGTGAATGGCGGGTTGGCAAATCCGGCATGGTGTATCGGCGCGGCGCTATGCATTATCGCGATATCATCCTGCTGGCGCGCGAGCTAATGACCCACGGCATTATCGGTAAAGCTAAGGTGCGCAAACTCCAGCGCAACGAAGGTAAAGACGAATACTCCGACGAGTTCCACGCCGTCGATTACATCAGTGCCGCCCGTGTGCATTTCAACATCACCCGCAGCGAAGCGGAACAACTCACAATGACCGAGTTCGTGATGATGCTGAAAGCGAAATATCCGGATGAGAAAGGCTTCACGAAAGATGAGTATGAGGCCATCACCAAAGCCGACGATGCCCGTAACGAGGACCTGATTAAGGGCAAGCGCCGGTTGGTGAGTAGGAAGAATGTTAAGAGTTAGTGTTATTTGTTTTTTTTGCTTTGATTTTATCAAAAATTTCCTTGGCTTTTTTAGGCTCGGTTATTAATTTATCAACAATCAAGTTAATAAATTCAAATAGTTCAGTGGTAATTTCAGATATATTATCGCTGTCAATTTTACCTGGGTGAACAGCGCCGTTTCCAGCAAGACGAAGTGAATCTGCCACCATAAACAGCGTTTCGTTGATTATATTTTTGTCCTTAAACGATTGGATAATCGTGGCTAGGTGCGTTTTCTTTTTAGAGTCCTCAACAGCGTTATGCCCTTTTTCTAGCTCCGTGAACATTTTTTCAGTAGCTAATCTCAGTAATGCTGCTGCACCACGAGGGGATTTTTGGCAGATATTGGCGGCTTCAAGGTAGTCTTTTTTAATATCATCAGGCATATCGTCAGACGGGGTTGGTGCAATCATTGTGTCTGGGTATACCATAACTCCGCTTTTAGCAGCAGCTAAAAGCGGAATGAGAGGGCTTCCTCCGTCAGTGACAAGCCAAAACATTTCTTGTTCGCAATGCGAGCAGGTAGAGCACAAAAAATTAGTCCAACGAGATTGTCCGTCATGTCTGGTTGACGATAATGCTCCCCATATCATATGTGAAAGTACATTACAGTGCGGACAATGGAACGCATCACCCTTGAATATTGGTGCTACATATTCAGACATTTCATATCCTTATCGTTATTGGTTTAATCTGTATTCTGAGCATTTTTTTTGCTAGGTATCTCGATTAGAAAACCTTCGCAATCAAAGGCTTTTTGTGGAACCTCGTAGCCAAGCTCTTTCAGTCTGTTGAGTGTAGGGTCTAGGACTGAAAAAAACGCATCGTCATCAAGGGATTCCAATTCAAACTCACTAAGTGAAACGCAAAATTGGGTGTGGCCGATACGAATTTTTTTATTTATTTCATCAAATGTCTTTTTAAGAATAACTCCGGATAATTCCTCTCTCGCTTTACTGGCAATGTGAGCGGCTTCTTGCGCGGAGATTAGCTTGTCACTTGGCGGTTCATTCAAAAAGCTGACATCAAGGCGCTGGACAATCTCGGCATTCATTGAGCGAGTGTTTGCCTTGGCTGAATCTTCTATTTTTTCTTTTAATTCAACCGGAAGCCTTATGCGTAATTGCGGGTCTTCTCTACTCATTATTTATCTCATCTGGTTGTTAATCACGAATGGAAAAATTATGCCCCACGGTGGGATTGGCTTCAATGACGCACGGTGTGGCAATAAGTTCGGCAAATTCTTCCTCGACAAATCGGCACACTCTGCAAAACAGGTTGAAGCGTTCCGCTATAACGATGAAGGCATTAAGGCACTTCGCCATATCATTCACGGTCAGCAGGTAGCTTAAGCACCACAGGCCACGGATGGCCTTGTAATTCAGATTACACACCGCCTCTTAACTGAGGCTTTTGGCGCATGTATACTCTACTGACACAACGGAAAACGAAAAATAGAGAGTAGGCATGCTTACTGAGCACATTGAGCAAAAATTCAAAAATGACATGTTTGAGTTTGTTTACGCATATGCACGTTTTGAATACTGCATAAAAAAGAACGTGGAGTATAGCGATGAAAAAAAAGTAGAAGGTAAGGCAGTCCAACCTAATTGGGATGGTTTAGTTAGTCTCAATAAGCGCAGTCTTACAATAGACAATATTCCTTCTGGCAAGATTTTGATTGATTTAAAGCCCAAAAAGCAGGTATTTAGCCGCGAAGGGTGGAAGGAAATAGTTGACACTGGTAACTATTTAAACAATGTTGTTTCTGCTTTAAAGGCTGTAAGGAATAACCTATTTCACGGAGGAAAGGAGTGTGAGAGCGGGTTCGAGTCTAGCGACAGAAATATGGACCTCATCCGAACCGGTACTAAGGTTATAAATGAGATGGTTGTTGCGCTGAGGTGGGATAATGATTTTAGCGCCCGGCACTAACCAAGATGAAGCCCCGGAAGGGGCTTATCCGGTGCTGAGTTGTGTGGTGTGGGCGGTGGGGTAAAATGGTGGGTAACAAAGTCTGAAAAGTGGCGGTCGTTTTTTGAAAGAAAAAATCACAGACCCAGTCACAATCTGCTTTGACATTGAGTGCCTGGCGTTACCTGCAATTGCCTGATATTACCCGAAGTTACCAACTTTTTATCACAACCGAGGTTGTAAAAGTGGCACTTTGACCCTATGATTGACCACATAGGTAATTAACCACCAGTTAAATTGCAGTATTTAACATGTAATTTAACAAATAAATCAGGCGGAGGTGTCAAATGACATTAGTAATGCGCAAATACCTCAGATCTTTTGGGAGCGTCATGAATATTCGCCCGTCAACTGACTATCGCTCAGTCATTAAACAAGGCTCCGATGTAAGTAAGATATCGGGTGATGTGGCTGCGATAGGTAAAGATATGCGGCGCGTTATCAAAAAAGAGGTATCTCGTGGATTCCTTGCCAGGGCAAAGTAATCACCCTTCTCAGCACGATGTGGTTTCCTGTGACGATGGGAGTGATACGGAAGTAGCTATTCAGGAGATTGAAAGGGTTGTTGTCGATAACCCACAGGTTCTGAAGCGCATACTTGACAATCCAAAGGCAGTTTCTGTTATTGAAAAAAGAGAGTTTTTCCGTGGTCCGCTGCCACACCCTCGGCAGCTTAAGCAATATAATGACACCCTTCCGGGTGCCGCTGAGCGGATTTTTCAATTGACTGAAAGAGAGCAAGCCCATCGACATAACTCAGAAACGAAGGCCCTTAATGGTGCCATATCTCGTGACAAACGTGGTCAATGGATGGCGTATTCTCTATCCTTATTAATTCTCGGTATTGCTGCATATTTTGCATACCAGGGTGATAAGTGGTTCGCTGGTGTACTTATCACTGGTAACTTGGTTGCGCTGGCAACCGTTTTCTCTATAGGAAAGAGGGCAGGAAAAGAAAAAGAGCAACCTGCTGACTTAAGTGAAATTGAATAATAAAAACCCGCTCCAGCGGGTTTTTTTGTTGCTGCCGATCTTAAATGTTCACACCGTTTTGCTTTCCTTTGCGCCTCCAGATGATTAACATGAGGCCATCCTTGGCCTGCTGGTTAATTGATTAACGCAGAGTGCTTGCTGTTAAGGCTTTTCTGCAAGAGCATGAGGAACGCATAGCCATCCTTGAAGCGGTCATATAACCGACTAGCAATAGGAGAATCGACACTGCGCAATGCCGGATATAACTCAATTTTCCATGCGGTGTAAATCGCCTCGTAGTGCTTCGCCAGCGCGTTTATATTATGAACATTTAAATCCTTATTAACGCGGAGATGTGTGATTCCTCGCGGGTCTTCCTTCGGAATGCACTCTCCTTCAAGAGCCAACTTATGCACATACTCGACAGCTTTCGGTATCTGGGCGATATCGAGTTCCTCAATACTGGCAATACCGAACCGCTGATGAACTAGGGAATAAGCTTCTGGATACATCATTCCCTTTTTACTGACGAGAAGGTTAACGGCGTTCTTTAACGGGTTTCTGTCCTGCACTGTAGATTTGTGCTTTGGTTTTACCTCGCCGGTAGTCCAGTACTCATAAAGAACATCGTCGCTTTTATCTTGGTAAGCGGCAACCTTATCTCGTATCTCTGGCCTGACCTTGTTGATATTGATCGTATGAAGCCAACCAGTCAATTTTTTAAGTGCCAAGCAGACCACGCTACGGCGCTGATTATCACACGGAAGCTGCATTGTGATATTCACAACACAGGTCTTAAAACGTTGTTTTATCTTTGTATATTGTGATGCCCAATCTAGCCCCATATTTTCAATGAATGGGCGCATTGCAACAAATGGCTGGCCTTCATAACTCACCAAGTACAGATTGTCACCGTGGAAAGGTACGTTGATTGTTGATATACTTGTCATGCTAGTTACCTCGCAGTTTCTGGCAAAAATTGAAGCCCTGACTGTTACCGCAGTTGGGGCTTCGCTGTTTATAGTAGCCGATGGCTACCAATATTGAAATGTTAGTATCCTTGGGCTACTATGTCAACACGATATTTAGAACAAGGTTAGGTCAATGACTACACGAAGAAACCCTCAGTTTAATGTTAGGATTCCACCAGAGCTGAAGGAGAAGGTCGTCGCTTTAGCTGAGAAAAATAAACGCCCCGTAAATGCCGAAATTAATGCAGCCCTTGAAATGTGGGTAAGCATGGATTTCCCGTCTTCACCAGCAGAAGGACTGGCCGCTTTAGCTCAGCAAATTTCTGAGCTTAATGACCTTATTGAGAAAATGACGAAGAAAGCAGCGGAAAGAATGAGTGACGAACAGTATAAAAAAGACGAGAACAAATAGCGTTCGCTCTGATTTTTATTAATATAAAGAAAACTAATTATTGAGGGTGGTGATGCTGCATTTCCACCTAAAGCACTGTCTTTTATTAAAAGCCTACACGGCAAAAAAGAGCTTATTGTCGGATACAGCCCATATGGCAAATTACAGCTAATTTCAGAGTTTGATTTGTCAGGCATAGATAACGTTATTGATGGTGTATCGACTGCTTGTGGCTGGAAAATATAGAGTTACAAATTATGACGCAAACCCTGCCACTCGGCAGGGTTTTTCATTTTAAGGAGCCGGTAAATGGCACAAGTAGGCGAAATCGTATATCAGGTGCAGATGGATGTTGCTCAGTTGCTGACATCACAGCGTCAACTGGATCAGCGACTGAGAAATATGGAGGGCGGATTTAACCGCACAACGACCTCCGTCAATGGTACAGAGCGGTCAATGGCTGCCTTGTCACGGGTTGCCGCATCTCTGACTGCTTACTTGTCTGTATCAGCCGTTACCAGTTACGCGGAAGCTTGGACGGTGCTGAATAACAAACTCGTCAACTCCATAAAGGCCGGAGAGACGCTGGCGGTGGTGAATCAGCGCGTGTTTGATATTGCTCAGAACAGTCGTTCAAGCCTTGACAGTATCGCAACGCTGTATTCACGACTGGAAAGAGCGATGCGCAGTGCCGGGCTCAGCGGCGAAGAGTTAGGGCAGATAACCACCACTATCTCAAAGGCAATGACCGTTTCAGGTGCCACAGCAGCAGAATCAGAAGGTGCACTTGTCCAGTTATCACAGGCACTGGCATCTGGTGTACTGCGCGGGCAGGAATTTAACTCAATGAGTGAACAGGCTCCGGCACTGATGAAAGGACTTGCGGATTCACTGGGTGTCAGCATCGGCAAGCTGAGGGCGATGGCCGCAGAAGGCAAATTAACCACGGATGTACTGTTAAAAGCATTCCGTGAAATGGGACCAGCTATTGAGAAGGAGTTTGCGAATACAACACAAACAATGTCGCAGTCTCTTCAGATCGCCAGTAATAATATTACTAAATTCTTTGGCGAGAACACCACTGTTAAGACATTTATAAACATCTTCAACGATGCTACCGTATCTGCCAGCAACAATCTGGAATCACTGACTAACGTATTGCTTATTGCAGCCGGTGTCATGGGGTCTAGATATGTTGGAGCTCTTACGCTATCAGCTACCGCTCAGGCAAAGAAAGTTAAAGAGACACTTGCCGATATGGCGGCGACAAAACAAGCGGTCAGAGTTGAGATCGAAGCCGCCACGGCAACCATCAACAGAATTGCAGCTGAGAAGACTCTGGCTGTGACAGTTCAGCAGTCGCTGGGTGCGCAGCTGGCAGCAGCCACTACTGAAGCGCAGAGAACCAGAATTCGCCGTGAATTGGCAGTAAACTCAGCAGTAATAACAGGATTAACACAGCAGGAAACCGCAGCTACAAATAGTCTCGCTGCGGCACAGAACAGACTTAACGTTGCAAGTGGGTTGGCAAGCAAAGCTCTATCCTTGATTGGTGGACCGGTTGGTGCTGCGATGTTGGCCGGAGCCGCTGTGTATTATTTTTTCCAAAAAGCTGAAGAAGCAAAAAGATCAGCACAAGAGTTTGCTGATTCACTAAATGAATTGCGTGCCAGCATGGATAAAATGTCTCGCACCGAACTGGCAGCAAAAATAGCAGATGCCAGGGACGAGCTCGAAGTTCTGACGGATGCTCAGCGCTCTGCAGAGCAGGAGGTTAAAAATCTCAAAACAGCATACAAAGCATATTCTGATGGGGTATTACACTTTGGCAGTACCCAGGAGAACCTCGAAATAATATCCAGAAAATTAGCAAAAGCAGAAGCCAATCTTGAGCGCGTGCAAAATGACAGAAGCAAGACTGTGAATTTTATCAGTGCAGCGCAAGCGAAGTTAAACGGGGAATTGTTGCAGGGCGAGGAGCTGCTAAAGCGAGAGGCGAGTACTTTGCTACCTAATGCCGGAGCAGCACTTCGCGCTTACGGGCTTGACCTTGACGGAGCCACAAAAGCAAAACAAAAGTTCAATTCAGCAAGCCTGAAAGTTGAATGGTCAGATGCTGGCGCTGACATGAAAAAGACGCTTGAACGTGAAATTGAAATGGCTGGAGCGAAGGATGACGTAGTAAGGCGTCAATTACAGGTCAAGTATTATGTTGAAGATAAAGGGATATCAGAGCAGGAAGCTAAAAAACTTGCTGAATTAGCTGCTAAAGCTGGCGAGGCAAGCGAAGCAAAAAAAACCGGTATTAAAATATCAAGGGAGGCGGTATCCGAAGCAAAAAAAGAAGCAACAGAAGCGGAAAAACTCAAACAGAAGATAACCGACCTGGCTAATGCGACGAAAGTTGCAGAGCTGGAAACAAAAGGGCTGTCCCGCGAGGCTGCAATTCTTGAAGCAGTACAGAAGCTTGGTTCAAAAGCTAATTCTGCTCAGATCGCCGAAGTTACAGCACTGGCCGGTAAAGAGTACGACCTTACGCAGAAAATCAAAGACCGAAAAGAGGCTTTTGAGCAAAACCCTCAGGCAAAAGTTGATCAGGACATCAAACATGCCGGTGAGCAGCTTGAACGGCAACTGAAAGGCAACCTCATCACCGAGGAGCAGTATCAGAAACGCAGCATTGAGTTAAAAGCGGAACACGCCAGAAAAACGGCAGAGATAAATGCAAAATCAGCCGTCACTCCTGTTCAGGATATGGTGGCTCAGGTTGATCCTGTTCAGGCGCTGGCTAATGAGCACGCTCAGAAGTTGGCACTGATTAAAGATTTTGAAAATCAGAAAGTTATTACGGCACAGCAAAGTCTTGCGCTGATAAATGCAGCAAACACTGAGTATGAGGAAGCAAGACTGAATGCTCAGTGGGAAATCTGGCGTAATCAGAGTCAGGCCAATCAGTTTCTCGCAGATGGTCTTGATGCTCTCGGTCAGCGCTCATCCAACGTACTGACAGGGCTTATTACCGGCGCACAGAGTCTTAATGATGCATTCCGTAATGTAGCGTCAACCATTGTTGATGAGGCTGTAGGGGCGTTAGTTCAGATGGGGATGCAGCAGATTAAAAATATGGTTGTTGGTGAGGCCATGTCAACAGCAGCGCAGGCATCTACTGTTGCTCAGGCCGTGGCAGTACAATCAGCATGGGCTCCAGCGGCAATGAGTGTTGCTATTGCAACGATGGGGGCGGCGGTTACAGCCGGTTCAGCGTCTTACATGTCAGCCATGGCGGCGAGTAAAACAATGGCTGTCGCCGGTGCCCGTTATAACGGTGGCCCCGTTGACGCTAACAAAATGTATCGCGTTGGTGAGAATGGGCAGCCTGAAATATTCAAGGCATCGAACGGTCATCAGTACATGATCCCCGGTGACAGCGGAAAAGTAATCAGTAACCGGCAGATGGGTGGCGATGGTGGTGTCAGCATGGGGGATATGTACTTCAATTTTCAGGTTCAGGCTCCCAATGGCATGACAGAAAAGGAAGCAACAATGATAACCAGGATGGTTAAAGGTACTGTATATGACGTTCTGATGACAGAAATCAGAAGCGGTGCAATACAAGGTAATCAGCGCTATTAACAGCCACCAGTACGGTGGCTTTTTTAATGGAACCGATAAATGGATGAATTTAAATGGCGTCCTGAGGATGCCTGCCAAATTAATAATGAACCGAAGGTCAGGGTTGCAAAATTCGGCAATGGCTACGAGCAGAGAGCCAAAGACGGAATCAATAATCACCTTAAAACATATAACCTGGCATTCATCAAACCGGTTTCTGTCGGACGTGAAATAGATAATTTTCTCAGTCAGCGTGGGGCAGTGGAATCATTCCTGTGGCTGACAGGGGATGACAAAACCCTGCGGACATTCGTGTGCCGTAGCTGGCAGGTAACGAGGAAACAGTCTGTCTGGCAGATTGATTGTGTATTTGAGGAGGTGGTTGCGTGAGAGATATTCCGGCAGATATGCGGATTGCGGTTACTCAGATTGAACAATCAGCAATGCTTGATTTGTATGAGGTGGATTTAAGTCGCTTCGGCGGGAATGTATACCGCTTTCATGACGGAATGAACGGCCTGTTGAAACCGGTGATTTGGCAGGGTAACCGATATGATCCGTATCCGGTTCAGGTAACCGGACTCAGCATGACAGCGCAGGGAGCGTCAGCAAGGCCGAAGATGACATTCGCCAACATTGATGGGTTGCTGACTGCAATCAATAACGATTATGACGACGCACTGGGGGCGATTGTTACCAGACGGCAGGTTATGGAGCAATATCTTGATGCGGTAAATTTTCCGGATGGAAACAATCAGGCAGATCCGTCCCGTGAGGCTGTACAGAAATTTGTCATTGAGCAACGTGAAAATTCAGACTCAGATTTCGTTACATATGTGCTGGCGCTGCCGACAGAAACAGATAATGCACAAATTCCCGCTCGGGTTATTCAGGCTGATATATGCCCGTGGCGATATCGTGGACAGGATTGCGGGTATGACGGGCCTCCTGTCGCAGACGAAAAGGATCAGCCGACCAATGACCCGACAAAAGATCAGTGCTCTCATAAGTACCGTGGCTGCAAACTTCGCCACTCCTCAGTATTGCCGTTCGGTGGGTTTCTCGGCTCCAACAAACTAGGTTAACCCATGATTGAAAGTAACATTATCGCACATGCAACAACGGAAGGTGTGAGGGAGTCGTGTGGGCTGGTTTCAGGAGGAATTTATTTCCCGTGTACCAATATTCACCCTGACCCGGAAAATTATTTTGAAATCAGCTCAGAGGAATGGCTGAGAGCTGAGAGTCATGCAGAAGTGGAAGCTGTCGTGCACAGTCATCCGGCTGGACTGCCATTTTTAAGCGCGGGCGACAGGGATATGCAGGTTAAAACCGGATTACCGTGGTGGCTCGTTTGTGATGACCGGTTACTGAAATTTAATCCTGTTCCGCGATTGCTGGGGCGTGAGTTTAATCACGGTGTGCAGGACTGCTACAGCATTATCCGGGATGCTTACCATTTGTGCGGCATCAGTCTTGATAACTTTGAGCGACATGATAATTGGTGGTACACCGGTGACAATCTGTATCTGGATAACATTTCCGGACAGGGTTTTTATCAGGTTGATGAAGTACAGGATGGCGACGTTATTCTTATCTGCCTGGGCACATCAAAACCTTGTCATGCGGCGCTATATATCGGTAATCAGGAGATTCTTCATCATCGCCCTGATCGTTTGAGTAAGCGAGATGTTTACGGTGGCTACTGGTTTAAATTCACACACAGCATATGGAGGCACAAACAGTGGTCAGACTACAGTTTGCTGGCTATTTACGCCGATATGGACGCCGGTTTGAATTAGAGGTCAGCAGCGCAGGTGAGGCGTTAAGATGTCTGTGTTATCAGATTGACGGATTAAAACGGGAAATAAACCATGGGCAGTTCAGGGTACGCGTTGCCGGTCATGATATGACTGAGGACTGCATAGTGGCAGGATTAAACACCCCACTTAATGATAATGATGTTATCACGATAGTGCCGGTTATAGGTGGCGCAAAATCAGGTGGCTTCCTTGGCATTATCGGCGGCGCAGCGCTAATTGCCGGGGCATTCTTTATTCCGGGCGGTTTTCTGGCAACGATGACATCGACGGCTATGTTTGCTGCCGGTGTCGGGATAGCGGCAGCAGGGGTGGCAACGATGCTGACAAGAACACCGGGCGCACCAAATTTCAGTGGAGGCAATTCAGAAAGTAACCAGTATTTCAGCTCACTTTCCAACAGAATCGGGCAAGGATATCCCGTTCCGCTTTGTTATGGAGAGATGGTGGTTGGCTCAAATGTGATTTCACAGGGGTTGGAGACAGTATAAATGGGCAAAGGTGGTGGCGGCGGAAGCACGCCGAATCTGGTTGATGACAACCTGAAAAATAAGCAATTTCTCAACATTATTGATTTGGTGTCAGAAGGTCCTATAGAAGGACCGGTTGGCGGAATGCAGGGATTCCTGCTGAACGGAACGCCTATAGTCGATAAACAAGGTAATCCGAATATTCGCGGGGTCGAGGTTCAGTGGAGATCGGGTACGCAGTCTCAGTCTCCGCTCGATGGTTTCCCGTTTGTTGAGAAAGAAATACCTGTAAACGTGGAAGTGAAAAAAGAAACACCGATATTGCGTACGGTATCTGATCAGGAAGTCGATCGCATTCGCTTTACATTAGGTGTTTCGGCGCTGGTAAAACAGGACAACAAAGGCAACCAGGAAAACACTTCTGTTCAGATGCTTGTCGAGATTAATGCTGGCAGCGGATGGGTGACAGAAAAAACAATCACAATAGGTCCCGGGAAAATAAGTGGTCAGTACCTTGAATCACATATTATTAACGCGCCAAAGCAAAAGCCGTTTCAGATAAGAGTATCGCGCCTCACTGATGACAGTAAAAGTGACCTTCTTAAAAACGGGACGGTGTGGGCCAGCTATACAGAAATTACGGATGCTAAATTTTCATACCCAAACTCCGCTGTGGTTGGTATGAGCATTGATAAATCTCAGTATGGTGACACGCCTAAACGTACATATCATATCAAAGGGCTGATTGTTCAGGTCCCGGATAATTATGACCCGGAAACCCGCAGCTATAACGGTATATGGACGGGGAGGTTTAAGCCTGCATGGACAGACAATCCCGCATGGATTTTTTACGATCTGGTGACCAATGAGCGTTACGGGATTGGTTCCGTGATGGGGCGTTTTGGTTGTGACCGGTTTGCTTTGTATGCGATAGCCAGGTATTGCGATGAAATGGTTTCGGATGGGTTTGGCGGCAAAGAGCCACGATTTACTTTCAATGCCTATATTACCTCACAGCGGAAAGCGAAAGACGTTATTGATGATTTGGCATCCGTATTTCGCGGAATGCCTTTATGGGATGGAGTGCAGTTAACTTGCTTTCAGGACAGGCCCGCAGATCCGGAATGGACATACACAAACTCAAATGTTATCGGCGGGAAATTCAATTATACATCAACAGCTAAAAGTGCAAGGCATAATGCAGTTGAAGTTTCATGGATTAACCCGGATAACGGCTGGAAGGAAGAGAGGGAGTTTATACAGGATGATGGTCAGATCATAAGATTTGGCGGACTGAATGTTAAGAAAGTAACGGCTTTCGGTTGCACCAGCAGGGGGCAGGCTCATCGTGTTGGTAAATGGATTCTGGAAACAGAGAAGCTTGAGACTGAAAGTGTAACATTCACGACTTTCAGGGAGGGTATTAATTGTCTTCCGGGTGACATCATTGAAATAGCGGATGATTCATTTGCGGGTTCAAAAGTCGGTGGCCGGGTTTTAGATGTTGTTGGCAGCAGAGTAAAAACAGATGCACCTATAAAATGGTCTTCTGGTGATAAGGGATATTTTGCGTACCTCGGCGGCAGCGGGAAGTTCATCAGAACAGAAATATCATCAGTAGATGGCGATATTGTTATCCTGAAGAGCGAACCAGCCGGACTGCAAAAATTCGGTGTGTTTTCTGTATCGAAAAACACGCTGATTACGCGAATGTTCCGGGTACTGACTATTACTGAAGATAAAGACGGTAACTATCAGTTTAACTGTATTCTCCATGAACCAAAAAAGGAGCGCATTGTTGATGATGGTGTTAATTTCACCGGCAATCCGCCTGCACAAAATACGGTTCGAATCCCTGACATTGAACGCCTTTCCGTAGCTTATATCAATGACAGCTCTCAGGTTCAGGCCAGAGTTATGTGGGCCATGGCAACCGCTAACCGCAATATTTCTTACGTTGTTTCTGTTTATAAAGATGACAAGGTTGTCTTTACTGGTGAAACGTCTGATCTTGAATATTATTTCAACGGATTGGCCGCTGGGGAATATCAGGTTGGCGTACGCGGCAAAGATAAAAATGGAATGCTGGGAAGCGAGTCGACAGTGCTGATGGTTATTGGTGCACCAGCGGCCCCTTCGTTTATCAGAGTTGAGTCAGGCTTCTTTGAGGTGAAATTGATACCACATATCAGTGCCCCGCACACACTGAATACTGAGTTTGAATTTTGGTTTTCCGGCGAGCAAAGAATCACCAACATTAATAACATTGAACAGGAGGCTGAATTCCTTGGCAGGGCAAAAGTATGGTCAAAAGGTCAGTTAAAGCCCGGACATGATTACTGGTTTTATATCCGAAGTATTAATGAGTATGGTAAGTCTCATTTTATTGAAGAAAAAGGTCAGTCCAATAACCATGCCGATGAAATATTCGATGTAGTGCAAAAAGAGCTCGAAGACTCAGCCATCATTAAAGACCTGCAGTCTCAGGCGAATGATAACTTCGAGGCCATTATCAACAACGCCAATAACGTTTACGGTCAGTGGGGTTACTGGCAGCGTGAAAACGGTGCGATGAAAGCGGAAATCATCGAAGTCCGCAACTACACGGTTACGGAAACAACGGCACTTGCAGAGAAACTGGATGCGGTACAGGTTAAAGCAGAAGACGGTCTGGCGCTGGCGCAGAACTCCATCCATGCGCAGTGGGATATGGCATCCGGTCAGGCATCGGTGGTCCACGATATGAAAGTCCGGATCCGTTATAACGGTGAGGATTATTCCGCCGGTATGGTTATCGGGGCAGAGCTGAAAGGCGGTCAGGTGAGCACGCTTATCGGGTTTAACGCGCAGCATTTTGCATTTTATAATCCGGTGAAAAAATCGATGGACATGTTTATGTACATGAAGGACGGACAGGTCTTTATGCGTGAGGCGTTCATTAATCAGGCATGGCTTAACAGTGTGGTTGTCACTGACAAAATGCAGTCAGAGAACTACGCGCCGGGTAAAACAGGATTCCTGATTGATGCGAAAACCGGGAAAATGGAAATAAATGGTTCTGATACCTCCGGTGGCAGGATGGAAATTAAGAATGACCAGATCCGTGTGTGGGATGAAAAAGGTCGTCTGAGAGTTGAAATCGGAAGATTAACAGGATGAACACTATGAAATTTAAGGTGCTTATTTTATCTGCGATTATTTTGTCTGCTGCCGGGTGTGCTGTCAGCATGCCTGCTGTTACAGATGTGGACTGTGTGGCTTATTACCGTGAATCAACGTTCCCCGGACCTGTTCATAAGCTTCATCTGGTGAAAAAGAAAAATGATAACCGGAAGTATCAGAACAGGATCTGGTATAAGCAATCCGGTCTGAGTGGTGTGAAATTTACCGGAGGCTGGATACCGGAAAGTATACTGGAGAATATGGAATGCCGGGATTCGGAATAAAGGCATTTGATGATCAGGGCCGTGATACGGTTTATATGCTGTCTAATTTTGCCCAGCCACTGCTGCCGATCAGCGGCAGTGGTTCCCAAACTTATAATTTACCGGTCGGAGCAAAATTATATGCTTTTCCGGTAAGTGGGGTATTCGGTGGTATTGATATTACAGTCAAAGGTAATACGGTTTCGTGGAGGAATATTGTCTCACCGAATAAGTTAATTATTATTTTTTCAATGGGGGTGCTGTGACATTTGGATTTACAGTTAATGACGCTACTAACAGAAAACTATTTACCCCGTCAGGAAAGTGCTACGTTTTATATCGTGTTATGAACGTAGGCTCAGGAAAAAATAAAGCGTCATATCATGATACAGGTATAAGTCGAACCAGTGACCCTGTCCCGCTTTGCTTTGTCCGCAGTACCGAGATGTATACATCATCAAATACTCCGCCGCTTGGATGTGTTTTTCTTGGACGATTCGGCACTTATAATGATCAAAACCATATTATTACTGCAGAAAATACCCGTTCAGTGATTTACCTGTTTATGCCGGGTAACTGGGTGGAAAACAAAGAAGGAAAGCAAAAATGGGGAGCCAGGTTTTATGATGAGGATGGAGAGGTCAGCTTTTGTGGCTGGCAAAAACCTCTGATAATTGACGGGTATATTTCATCTGAAGATGGTACATCACAACAACTCAGAAAAAATACCAATGCGATACTGATGAGGGCATTAGGAGAGATGTCTCTGTATATTCCATCAATGGATCCCACCTTGCCGGTGATATTTTTTGTCACCGGGACTGCATACAACGGAAGAAGTGCACCGTTGTTCAAAACAGTCGGATTGCAGGGCGGAGGGGCTAATTATGGACGGAGTTACAAAGGTCATATTCCTTATATTGATACATCTATATACGAATAATAACAATAACCGCTCCGGCGGTTTTTTTTCGTCTGAAATCCGGGAGGTCTCATGATTTATACAGACGGCACCGTAGCCATTAAAGCCGGTTCACCGATTGTGACCGGCACCGGTACACAGTGGAAAAAGAACATTCACGGCGTGGCCCCGGGCCAGCTTATCAGCATCGAGAATGGTACAGCACCGGTCAGTATGATGATCCGCGCGGTAAACAGTGATACAGAACTGGTATTGTCATTCAATGCTCCGGTAACGCTCAGCGGCGCGAAATACTCTATCGCCACTACGGTACCGGACACCATTTCAGATGCGGCACGCACTATGTCAGCGAACCAGGGCTATATCGTGTATTTTCTACAGGCAATGCAGCAGTGGATGACAGACACCGGCCAGGTGGAAATTGAGCTGCCGAACGGCCAGAAGGTGACACTGGAGGATGTAAAAGGGCAGGCTTCACGGGAATGGGTTAACAATATGCTCCTGATAAGCGGGGAGCTGACACAGATTCAGTCACCGGCCAAAACGAGAGGGATTTATGTTAATGATAACGGGGATATCGGCGGAAACCTCGGTCCTCATCAGAACTGGAAGGTAGACGGGAATGCAAAAGCCCATTTCCGGGAATTAGAAGTAAAAAGTCCGGGGGATTACACCGGTATTAATCTGGTAAAAGGTGATGGCCGATATGTACTGATAGAAACCAATCCGCATGCCGGTAGTGTATCGATGCTGACGTTTGCATACAGAAATGCATCAGGAGAAAACCAGCACGTTATTACTATACCGTATGACTCAGGTGCGCTGGCCACGCAGACATATGTGAAATACAGTACAGGTTTTGGTATCGGTTCTGAGGCAGGTGGTAAAGGAATTACAGATTTTAATAGTTTCGTTACGCCAACCGGTCAGTACTGGTACGGAAATTCCTCCTCAAATATTCCCCGGACTGTTGTGGGATTTGGTACCGCACTGGTTACACGGTATTCCAATAATATTTCGCATCATCTGATTATTCCGAACTATGGCGGAGGGAGTTATCTCGCTATCAGACGTAACAATGGCGGGGCGATAGAGGATGTCGTTGCCCTGACATCCAATATGTATATCGTAGACGGCAGCGGATATTATAAAAAATCGTCGCCAATCGTTCAGATTTACCCTGATGGCCATTACAAAACCAACGACGAATCCGAAGGCGCAGAAGTCCGCCGTACCGGCACCGGCCAGTACCACATTACCGGTATCCTGGGTTATAACTCAGATGGTGCATGGGGCGTAAACGGCGGTATCTCGGTACCGAAAGACAATAACGGCCTTGAGCTGGTTTACGTTGCAGACCGCGTACTGGAAGACGGCAGTATCATCATTGAAACCTGTCACCGTCAGCATGCGCACTTACCGGAACGTTTCCAGAACTGGCGGCTGAAAGAGGTCACCACGGAAGGTGAGCGTGTTTTCTGGCAGGACGGCGAACCGTGTGACCTGCCGGAATCAACCCGCCTCGATGTGCGTGTCGAGATGCCACAGGGCTCAGTCTGGAATGTGAAGCAGCGTGAACTGGCCGAACAGATGGAACGCGAGCAGGCAGAGCGTGAGGCACAGGAAGCAGCAAAGCAGGAAGAGAGCGCAGAGGAATAAAATAAAGCCGCGCTGGTGGATGTGTAGCGCGGCAACCCTGGCAGGCCACTCTGTGCCAAAAGCGGACGTTGCTAAAATTGTAGTTGGATATCCGATAATATTTTCAGATGGCACTTTTTTTCATAATAGTTTGTGCTCCAAAAATCATATAAAAGAACCAAAGCTGAAAATGGCTACGCCTACCATTTAATGCGACGTCTAACAGTGCAAGAAAGACGCATTAGACCCACCGGTTAGAACGTAACCTTAATAAGTGGCTTACGAAGCGGCTTCCCTTCGAGATGTGCATAGCGGGGATCGGCTTTTGCTTCATCGGAGAGTCTGACCCAGCCCGTTTCAATTTGCATATGGCCTGTATCAAGAAGCTTGTGTAAATCTGCGGCAAGGCAGACGCCATTTTCTACTCTTGAAGAACCCCCACTCGCGTAGCTGATAATATGTGCCGCTTCAAGCGCAAGCCGTGTACCAGAAATCGCGCATTGATTTTCCCAGTTGGTCAGAACTGCGCACCTGAATCGTCCCTGAACTTGCCTAACTTCAGCTCGGGTATATTTTTTATGACCGGAATAATGAGGTACGTCGAGCTTTTCCCGCTCAAGTTCACTCTTGTACTCAAGCCAAATCTCGCCATCATCCATTTCGTCAAGTTCATCGTCCGTCCAACCAGCGCATTGCAGTTTCTTCCGTGCAGCTGCGTAATCACGCACGGATTTATCAGAGAGATCCTTACGTCGCTCAAGCACAACGGTATATTTTCCTCTCTGGACGGGGAGTGTTCGCTCGCCAATTTGCATCGACTCACCGCCTGAATTTGCGATTAAGTTCGCTCTCCAGGTGGCATGAAAGATGCGTTCACCTACGTGTTTGTTCGCTGCACCTGCACTGCTGAATCGCTCACCATCAACGTAAAACCAGTATCTTCTTTTACGCATCCTGTCAGCTTGTTCTGGTGTGTATCGCCGCGTCATAATGGTCTTCCTGAATAGTTAAAAGTTGGTATTGCGCTCACTATCTGGTCTGAATTTATAGGGCAATAAACTGCCAATCAGTGAAGTATTTCGCAATACTACATCATTGAATAGACGTCCGCTCCTCACTCACTGCGGACCTTTAGCCCCGCTAGCACGTCTGGTCTGTGCCAGAAACGGACATAGAAAACACGATGTTATAAGATTAGGTGCATATCTCCGATCGCATTCATTGGACGTAATGATCGTACTAAGCCGATCTCAAAGGAAAGCATTAATCAGGTAATTGAGCTATTAGGATAAAAAGGAAGGCTGACGGGGAATGGTTTTCGTCACACATTGAGTACCATTCTGCACGAAGAAGGATTCAACTCTGCATGGATCGAAACACAGCTTGCACATGTGGATCAGAACGCTATTCACGGGGCTTACAATCATGCACAGTATTTGGAAGGGAGACAACAGATGATGCAGTGGTATAGTGATTACATAGATAGCTTGTCTAGAAATAAACTTCCGCAATTTTTTCTTCAAAAAAAGCAGTATGAACAATAAATCTAGTTGATGCATACAAAGGTTTATTGTCGATAGCAAGAGGAGCGTCATAATCATGAATGTACAGAAAACCAAATTTTCATCTAAAGAATTTTTAAGGCGCCGTCGCCCTGAAAAGTTTTCTGATTCAACAATCAGAGAGACTGGTACTTTAGATAGAGTTGTACTGGAACACTTCCTCTCTACGCTAAATACAAGAAATCAAGAATTACAATTCGAGGATTTTGCAAAAAAAATATGTGAAAAAATAATTTGCCCTAATCTCCTTGAACAGACTGGTCCTGTAGCAGGGGGGGATGGTAAAACTGACACACAAACATACCCTGTTTCGGAACAGAATAAGCTTCTTTGGTTCGAAGGTATTAATGAAGCATCAAATAAAGAACGTTGGGCCTTTGCGGTAAGTACACGTAAAGACTGGAAGAAAAAATGTCATGAAGATGTACTTAAGATAAAAGAAACAGAGCGTGGGTATACTAAAGTATTTTGCGTAACGAATCAATCTGCAAAGTCCAATATTCGTTCAGAGGTTGAGGATACACTAAAAACAAAAACTGGAATAGATGTCCGTATATTAGATATTAATTGGCTATTAGATCAAATTTACAAAAATCATTTTGAGCAATTGGTCATTGATTCATTGTCAGTTCCAACGCAATATAAAAGAGAAGTTATTTTTGGAGAAAATGATTATAAGAAACATAAAAAATATGAAGAATTAACCGAGTATATTAGAGAGAAAATAAATCCTGCTGAAATTTCATATGAACAAGTGGATATATTTTTAGAAGTTGCAGAGTTAAGCGCTGAACTTGAGAAACCACTAATTGAAACACAAGGTCTATTTGAAAGAGCTATAAAAATCTCAAAAAAATTCGGGACTAATCAACAATTGCTAGATGCGTATTATCAATACGCCTGGAAATCCCATTTTTGGATGGAAGATTTTAATCTCTTCGAAGAAAATCTTCAATTAGCGTATGAAAGTATAGCATCATCAACTAATTCCTCAAAATGGGAAAAAGTTTTAAATTTAGTAACCGTTCATAAAAGTTATATTAGACTTAACAACGCAACATCTACAATCGACATTGAGAATATTGAACGTAACATGCTCGCCAAACTAGATGAGATAGCTAACGATGATTCACGTCCCAGTAATGCGCTCACAGCGAGAACTCACAAAGCCATTTATAAACTGACAACGTTTTCAGATGTAGAAGATGCTTCGGTTGTATTTGAAGAGTTACATGAAATTTTTAAAAATAGCGGGAATTTAATAGGCTATCCGTTTGAGAAAAACTTCCAACTTTTGAACGAACTAGATGACATTTTTTTCGATGTAGATGCATATGAAAATTTATTAGACTATATGACTGAGCAATCTGCTGTTATGTCCACTTCCCCTAAAATAAGACAGCTATAATTAGATTTTCTGCCCTAAAATTTGCAG